GGTTAAATCGTCTCGAAAGTGTATCGACACGATTGATCCATAGATATCAAACACAGCCGTTTATCGATCGAATTAAAGCTAGAAAGTCTTTAACCATGGAAGAATTTACCGACTTTGGAGAAGAAGTGATTGCGTATTTTGAACAACAACATCAAGAATGGCACAGTTCTTTTTTATACGAAAATTCTGAATGGAAACGTAATTATCTTGATAGGTTCCAAGAAAAACGTGACCTGATTGAGTTAAAAGAAGAACAACGTGACTTAAAACAATGTGATCTGATTGATTTACAAAAAGAAATAGATCATTATAAAGAAGAATTAACAAAAAAAAATAAATTAATTGAAAAACTGCTTCTTCATTTATATTATAAAAAGTGATGTAATTTAACAGACCTGAAAGGGTCTTTTAAATTTGATTTTAGTTTATGAAAATATCACTTAAAATAAGAAATGTTTTCTTTCTTTGGGAATGACTCTAAATTAAGAGTAGACTACGAAAAAAAAACGGAAGAGTTGAGATTAGAAAAGTTACGAGTTGAACAACTGGAACAAACGTGCGAAGAATTGGTATATTCTTTAAATATAGAAAAGTCAGTTGAACAAGAACTGAAAGAACAACTGGCAGAACGAGACATTCAACTTCAAAAAGAGATTGAGAAAGTGGTAAGATTAGAAATAGTTCTTAAAGAAGAAATGGAAAAAAAAGAGATAGTACGAGACAATGTCGTAATACATCTAATCGAACAAAAGAATAAACAAGAGTCTTTATTAGACCAGATCAATAAACTGAAAAAACAAGTAACAGAACGAGACATTCAACTGGTAGAATTGCGAACTAATTATGAAACAAAAATAGAACAGACTAAATATCCTATTACAAAAAAACTTGAACAAATGTTTATCTCTTGGACTACAGACTACAAACATTTTGGAGCAAAACATATTTCAGACCAACAATTTATAAGAATCAAAGATAAAATAAGGGAATATACACATTTATTCGAAAATATAAAAGGATTGTTTCATGTATCTTATATCACCGTATCGGATCCATCTCCTTACGGATATATAAATACAAATGCTATACATACGTATTTGATTACATTAAATGGATTGTATCAATTAAAATTCTGTTATAACCCACATATCGAAACTAGTTTCGGGGACATGTTCTTAAGTTCGATCTTAAGTTCTCTAGAACTTCCCTTTGAGTTAAAATGGGATAAAATAAAAGAAATTGAACGTGTTGATTGGGATACGTTAGATCGTTTTTTAAATAAATCGAATGGTCATCTTGGAAATCATAACTTAGGAGGTATAGATTATTTTAATATCATATCGAGTAAAATAAAAGATTTTTTATTTGCTATTTTAGGCGTGTAAGTTTAATATTTAATTTAAGAAACCTTTCGGTCTCTTAAATTTTTTTAACTCTCTCTAGACCAAGAACATTTTATATTTTTAAGCATAAAATTGATTAAAAGTAATGATACAAGGGATAGAATAAAGATGGCTTGTTTAGTTGAGAACTGTGATAAATGTCAGTCATATAAAGAACCTCATTGTAATCACATTTGGTCGATCGAATCTATACAAAAGAATTTAGATTCTTTTACGATTTATACAAAAGAAGACCAACAGGTAGTCCCAGAATTTACTGAAGAACGAATTAAATTGTTAAAAAAACAACAAGATGAAAAAATTGATCAAGAAAGAATTGAATTTAAAGAAAGAATCAATCAAGAAAGAATTAATCAAGAAAGAATTGAATTTGAACAAGGAACATTTGAATTTAAAGAAAAATGGGGTAAATTAAAGAAAAAACAAAAGGTAGACCAAGAGTCTTTATTAGACCAGATCAATAAACTGAAAGAACAAGTAACAGAACGAGACATTCAACTTCAAAAAATGATAGAAAAAGTGGTAGAATTAGAATTAGAAATAGCTCTTAAAGAACAAAATATTACATTTATTACATTTATTTGAACCGTATTACTTAATTTAAATAGATCTTTGGTCTATCTAAATTTGATTTTTAATTTATGAAAACAGTTAAAGTTTAAAAATGTTTTCTTTCTTTGGAAACTCGATTGAAGTGGAATGCGAAACATTGAAACAGAAATGTTTAGAACAAGATGCTGAACTATCGTTAAAAAACCAAGAGATCCAAGAACTAAAAAAAGAACGACAGTCTTTATTAGAACAATTGTTACAGAAAGATTCTTTAGACAAGTTACGACTTGAACAAATCAATATTTTGAACGAACAAGTGATGAAATTAGAAATAAAGAATGAGAAAGTAAACGAACAAAAAGAGATAGACCGACAATCTTTATTAGACCAGTTACGCAATGAACAAGCCGAAAAAGAAAAACGAGAAAGAGAAGAAAATATGAAAAAAGAGATCTATAGCTATTTTGAAAATGAAACAAATGCTCATGGACCGAAACATTTCGAAAGTCAGATGATTTATATCCGACAAAATCATAATCATACTCGACGTGTTTTAAAAATGGTAAAAATATATGAACATATCAGTCGTGAAGTCATATTGTTTTATCATGGATCTCTTTCTGTAAGTGATTCTACTAGACTTGTCGTATTTACAAAGAAAAATATCTATCGAATTGTGACTAAATATGTGAATCAAGAATGGGATATTTTTCTTTGTCCATTATACACTTTTTCAAATGAACTTGATGTGAAATCTTTAATCATCTTAAAAAATATAAAAAAAAGTGGGAGTGCGACAAGTTTAAATATTGCAGACAGCTCTATTAACATTTTGGACCCGTTTCGAGTCTCCACCGAAAAAGCAATCCGAATGATACCCGGATCATACCAATTTGGTCCTTGGAAAGAACTCAATGGATTTTTTGGTAGTTACTTTAACGAAGAGACGTTTGAGATCTCAACTTCTCCTCCTCATTTTGAACTTATATTTTAACCGTAAGTTAAAATATAAAATTAAACTGATCTAATTATTTTAGACAATCATTTTTTTTAAAAACTTAATCTTATTTAATTGAATCTAGATTTTTTACACTGATTTAATTATTTTAGACAATCATTTTTTTTTTAAAACCTAATCTTATTTAATTGAATCTAGATTTTTTACACACACACATTTCATTTTTATTAATTTTTATTACCTATCTAAATACAGTTTACTTCAAGTTTAAATTATTTTAAAAAAATACATTTTTTTGACATATTATGACCTAACACAATTTAAATTGAAAATCTAATTTAAATTGTGACCTAACATATGTTTTTATGACCTACTTAGTTAAGGATAATTAAAAAGTAGGTCATAAAAACATAATTATTATTTATGACCTAGTTGTATTTAATCATAAATAATTAAATTATTAAAAATAAATTGTGACATAGATACTTAAAGTATTAATTTTATTAAATATAAAAATGGCTCCTATATGCGTATTTTGTAAATCTGAATTTTGTGATAAATCAACGTTAAATAAACATCAAAAAACATCTAAATATTGTATAAAAATACAATTAAAAAATGATCCTACTAAAATAATAGACACAACTTGTAATCAATGTACTTTTTGTACAAAAAAATTAACTACAAGATATTCACTAAATAGTCATTTAAATACATGTAAAGTGAAAAAAAGAGTAAAAGATGTTGAAGAAAAAGTAGAAAAACTGACTCAAGAAATTATCCAATTAAAAGAGAAACCGGTTACAATTATTAACAATACAGATAACTCTATCAATACAATCAATCAACATAACTATACCAGTTTACTTGATTGTAAGACAGAAACGATCACCGATACGTTCAAAAAACACTATACCAAAATTGAACATCTTCTAAAAAGTGATCAAAAACATTTGGCTGATATGACGGTTCAACATGTATTATCTGGAAAAGAAAATCCGATGTACTATGTAACGGATCGGTCAAGACATAAATTTATGTATACGGATAAAGAAAACAACGAGAAAGAGGATGCGAATGCAACTATTTTAAGATCGTTGGTCTACCGCGGAATGAAACCCATCATCAAAAACTTATACCATGAAGAATTTAAACGTCTTCGAAGCGAATTGGCAGAATATCAACGTCGTGATAGTGCTGATCTGATTTCATGTGCCCGCGAAGATTTACGAGACTTGGAAGAAGCCTATAAACAAATGGATATTATTCAAGAAAGCGATGATTATATCTCGCAACTAAGTCGATGTTTACCAACCTCTATTCGTGACAGACTATATCGTGATAATATCGCAATTCCAGATTATGATTCAGATGAAGAGTTTAAGAGACAATTAGAAAGAGAAGTACGTATGATCGGTGATTACTCTGCGGTAGAATTACAAAAATTTAAAGACTTGTATAAGAAAACAGGGGAAACAAGAGGTCCTCCATCCATTACAAAAAATCCAAACTATTTGAAAGAATATATAAAATTTTTATTAGAGTAGATCAGAAATGTTAAACTTTTTTTAAATATTTTAACTTTACGGTTAAAATATAATTAAATCTTTTTAAGTTCTATCATTGTTATAAGGATTTTGTAGTGAAGATGTTCGATTTTTGAACTTCTTTATGTCATTTTTTATATCATTCTTTTTTTGATTCTTTCGATGATTCTTTGTGTACTTTACAATTATTTTTTCCGCATTCTTTTCCTTTGTTGATACCAGATTTTAAAATAGAAGTACATATATTTGATTGTATTTGAGTTGGGGTAGGATTTGTTAAAGTTAATGAAGGGGCAGGATTTGTTAAAGTGGGCAGTTTTCTATTTTTTAATGCATATAAATATTCTGGGTCATTCAATGTGTTAGTCCAAATATTCCATATTTCTGGATTTTTCATAACATAAAGACTTTGTTTTGGACATACTTTATAATTCGTTTTTTGATTAGATACCCATTTACCAATTCGTTTTTCATCACTATTTTTTGATCCTTGTGATTGATGTTTCCGTTTAGTAGGATCTTTGTTACTAGTTTTAATAAAAGAACACATGTCTTGATGATTTAATTTCCAGTAATCTAATGAATCTTGTAAGGCGTATTTATATTCTGGATCATTCAGTGTGTTAGTCCAAATATTCCATATTTCTGGATTTTTCATAACATAAAGACTTTGTTTTGGACATGTTTTATAATTCGATTTTTGATGAGATATCCATTTTCCAAGTCGTTTTTCATCACTATTTTTTGATCTTGTTGATTGATGTTTCCGTTTTGTTGGATCGATATGACTAGTTTTAATAAAAGAACACATGTCTTGATGATTCAATTTCCAGTCATCTAATGAATCTTGTAATGCATACTTATATTCTGGATCATTCAACGTATCAGTCCATATTTTCCATATTTCTGGATTTTTCATACCTTTAAGACTTTGTTCTGGACATGTTTTATAATTCTTTTTTTGAGTAGATACCCACGAACCAAGTCTTTTTTCATCACTATTTTTTGATGTTGTTGATTGATGTTTCCGTTTTGTTGGATCGATATGACTATTTTTAATAAAAGAACACATGTCTTGATGTTTTAATTTCCAGTAATCCAATAAACCATTTTTAATCTCGCCCATACTATCCACCACCAAATTATACCTAAAATCAAACACCTTTTCTTCTTCCTCGTCTTCATCTTCTTCGTCTTCTTCGTCCTCTCCTCTTTCCATACTGATATATCCTCCTATCTTTTTTTCACAAATCGACTTTTTAACACGTTCATCGTAACTTGCTAATTGACTGATGAATTTCTGAATTCGTTCTAAATCATTTTCATGCGTAAATGGGACATAAATCGTTGCGATTTGTTTATTTGGGTCTGGACGTAAGGCTCGCCCCATCGCTTGAATAGTGAAAATTTTACTGGATGATACGTTTAGAAAGAAGATCGATCGAATATGAGGCGCATTAAATCCTTCTACCAAGATACGAATGTTTACCAAAAATTGGATATGTCCTGACTCAAATTCGGCAAATAACCGTTTGCGTTCTTTATAACTGGTATGAGCGTCAATGTAACCCGCACACCCTTTTTTTAATTGGTTGAGAAATGTTGTAAACTCTTGTCCTTCTTTGCAAGATGATGCGTAAATGACACAATGAGATTCATGTTGTTTATGAACCAAGTAACGAGCAAGATGTTCGTTTGTGACGTATTCTTGTTCAAAGATAGGAAACACGAATTGGTAATCACAGAGATATCCGTCATCAATCGCCTGTCTTACTTTATATTCATAAAAAAGCGAATCGTCTTCTGGCGGATCAAGAGTTGCCGAAATATAGATGACTCGATTAGAGTCAGATAAAGATTGGATGCATTCCATATATGATGGTTCTTCGTCGTCGTCTTCGTCGTCTTCGTCTTCTTCGTCGTCTTCGTCTTCTTCGTCTTCTTCGTCTTCTTCGTCTTCTTCGTCTTCTTCGTCTTCTTCTTCTAATTCGTTATCCATATATCGTTCTGGCGTTTTGATATGATGGGCTTCATCGATACAGTATCGTCTAAATTGATCTTTTTGTTCGTAGATATTTGGAAACGAATCGTAGACACATATTACGATTGTTTCGTCTTGATACTGTTCCATATTATGATGATGACCTGTTCCGATCAGGTAAGATTTGATACCCAGTTTTATACATTCTTCGCCCCATTGTTCCATTAATATGATACGAGGAACCAAAACGAGTAGCGGTTCAGGATAATAAAGATGGTATTGTAAGATGATCGATGTCTTGCCACAACCAGTTGGGATACATAAACTTACATTTTTTTCTGATCCTTTTTCTAAATACGAGATTGATTCTGTTTGATATGGTCGAATAACAAATTTTTCAGATGTAGGGGATGGAAAAGTCAATGTTTGTATTAACTTACATTCTGTTCTGAAATCCAATTCTGATACAGTCGTATCAATAATGGTCTTGTCGTTGATATAGGATTGAATCATTGAACATAATTGAGATTCTTGTGTTCGGTATAAAATTTTATCAGCATCTTTGAACTTGAAACAACAGCCAAGAAATGTCGCAAAATGTCTCCATGAAATACGCCCTTGATACAATTTCATTTGGGATACACGATTTCCTTCCATATCCCAAGCATCAATACCCATATCACGATTCATACCTTTTTCTTCCCGTCGTTGAGGCGGAATATCTTCCCAACGAAGAAAGATAGAATTATATTGAATACTAAGTTGTATACAAGCAAACCATTCAAAAGATTTGTGTAAATGTTCCTTGTAGGTAGCGGTATCAATGTCTATAGATGATAGATCTTCATGAATATATTTTTTATAGCGTAGGATATGTTCCATTGTTTTTATTTTACTTTTTGTAAAATAAAAAATTCAATTTTAGATGTTAGAAGTATTAAGAAGAGTGGTAAGAAGAGTTAAACATTTTTTTTACAATTTTATTTTTATTATATATAAAATGGCTGATGGCTCTGAAACTATCAGAAGCGAATCTTTTTTGAGAAGAGTTGCAGAAGACAGAGAAAACTGTTTTAGTCCAGATAAAAAATGTGCTTCAAATGGTAAGAATTATCAGTACTCAGAATATATTACATCGTTATTTATACACGAATTTCATAATAGTCCTAATGCAGACATTTTATTTGATTTTGTTTTTGACATTGCAAAAAATTTATGTGGGTCCTTAGGAATTAATTATAGAGATGAATTTATCGTCTATCTAACTGGAATGCAAAATAGTGTACAAAAAGACGAATATGATAACTATCCTTACGCTAATACAAATTTTTATAAGAGTATTCCTAATTTAGAAAAAGTCAAGTCATTTAATAATGAAGAAGACTTTAAAGTGTTCTTACGAAATACGTATAAGTATGTAGTTCTTTTTAATTTTGTTAAATGGATGTGGATTAAAATAGATAAAAAAGAATATAAAGATCAAAATGGAAATGTTACACTAGGATGTAATATTCTAACATTTTACAAAATAATACAACAAAGAATATTTTATATGCAATCATTAGTAAAAGGTCCAAGACTTAATATAAACAAGAATCCCTCGAATAAACAAATCGGAATTACAAATATTGTAGATCCAAGTTTAGATCTTTTTGAAAATTGGGCTCACCCAGGAAGAGATCAATGTCTCGTTCCATATTACGGGACAACGGGACAACAAATTCAAATTGCTAGAGAGTCTTTAACTAATTTAAACTATTCTGGGTCTTTACAATGTGGTTTGTCTGGTAGTGTCAATTTTTTTCTTTTTATGTATCTATCTTCTATCCTTCATCTTGATTATAAAGAAAAAGAAGAATATGAGATTGATGTAAGTAAATTAATTATGTTATCAATCATGGTATTAGCAGGTGATGGTGGGCATAATATTAGAGAAATTATTTATGGGATGACAACTACTGTTATTCTCTTACATATTATAGTAAAAAATATGAAAGAGAATTATGATAAAGGTATAACTGTTGACGTAGAAGATGATAATTTAAATTTTAAATTATATAAACATATAATCACAAAATATCCCGAATTTCAATACACCAGTAAAAAGGCTTTTAATGAGGTGTTTTTTAACTTCTCAAATAAATGTCTTCCTTTTACAACAATTTATTATAAATTAACTTTAAATCTAAATGTATTAGGCGTAACAGAAGACCATTTAAGACAAAAAAACCAACTTGAAACTCCTGTTAAATACTTTATTGGTTATATTAAAAATATTTTTACAGAAATAGAAAGTAAAGAAAGCCCAGTAGAAACTGCTCTTAATTTACATTACTTTTTTGCGAAAATAAACGATAGATATAAACAAGATTTTAATCGTGGATATTTAGATTTTTTTACTGATATTATCAAGTATGCGGGATTTGAAGAAATAGAAAAAAATGCTTTAAAAAGATTTAGACAACATGTCAAAACTAACAATTGTAATGTCGATTATAGTGGTCTTGTTTATGCTTTTAAGAGTGCTAAGAAGAGTAAGAAGAGTGCTAAGAAGAGTAAGAAGAGTGCTAATAAGAGTGCTAAGAAGAGTAAGAAGAGTGCTAAGAAGTCTAAAAGCCTGAAGAAGAGTAAGAAGAGTGTTAATAAGAGTAAGAAGAGTGTTAATAAGAGTAAGAAGAGTGCTAAGAAGAGTAAGAAGAGTGCTAAGAAGAGTAAGAAAAGTGTTAATAAGAGTAAGAAAAGTGTTAAGAAGAGTAAGAAGAGTGTTAAGAAGAGTAAGAAGAGTGTTAAGAAAAGTTAAACATAAATTTTATATTTTTATTATATCATATAAAATGGCTAATATAGTTGATGGCTCTGAAACTATCGGAAGCGAATCTTTTTTGAGAAGAGTTCAAAACGATAGAGAAGACTGTTTTAGTCCATATAAAAAATGTGCTTCAAATGGTAAGAATTACCAGTAGTCAGAATATTTTACATCGTTATTTATAAGCGAATTTAATCGTCCTGGCAATCATCAAGTAATTTTATTTGATTTTGTTTTTGACATTGCGAAAAATCTATGTACTATCTTGCAGATTGATATGAGACAGGAATTTATTGTCTATCTATATGGAATGCAAACTAGTGTACAAAAAGACATATATGATAACTATCCTGTCGCACAAACAAATTCTCATAAGGGTGTTCCTCGTCAATTTCTGGGCGAACCCGGAGAATACCCAGAAAAACTTAAGTCATACGATGAAAAAAATTTTAAAGATTTCTTACTAGTTGCATATCACTATAAAGTTCTTTTTAATTTTATTAAATGGATGTGGATGAAAGCAACTAATAAAGAATACAAAGATCAAAATGGAAATGTTACATCAGGATGTAATACTTTAAGTTTTCATATAATAATGCAACAAAGAATATTTAATATATCAGCATTCATAAAAGGTGCAAGACTTAATAGACCCAAGGATCCCTCGAATAAACAAATCGGAATTACAAATATTGTAGATCCGAGTTTAGATCTTATTGATAATTGGGCTCACCCAGGAAGAGATCAATGTTTCGTTCCATATTATGGGACATGGGGAATGAATATTCAAAATGCTAGACAGACTGACAATAAATTAAACTATTTTGGGTCTTTGCAATGTGGTATTTCTGGCAGTGTCAATTTTTTTCTTTTTATGTATTTATCTTCTATCGTTATGCTTCCTCGTAAAGAAAGAGAAGAATATATGGCTGATATAAATAAATTAGTTCTATTATCAATCATGATATTAGCAGGTGATGGTGGGCATAATATTAGAGAAATTATTCATGGAATTACATTGAGTGTTATGTTGTTACATATTGTAGTAGAAAGTATGAAGAACAATTATGATAAAGGCAGAACTATTAACAAAGATGATAATAATTTAAATTTAAAATTATATAAACATATAATCACAAAATATCCCGAATATAAAGACATCAGTAAAGAGAGTTTTAATGCACTTTTTTATGACGCCTCAAATAAATGGCTTCCTTTTACGCAACTTTATTATGAGTCAACTTTATATATAAATGTATTGGGCATAACAGAAGAAATGTTAAGAGAAAAAAACCAACTTGAAACTGATATTAAAGACTCTATTTGTTATATTAAAAATTTTTTTACAGAAATAGACAATAAAGAAGATAATGATGACACTTATTTAAAATTACATTACTTTTTTGGAAAAATGGACGATAGATATAAACAAGATTTTAATCAAGGATATTTAGTTTTTTTTAAAAATATTATCAAGGATATGGGATTACAACAAATAGAAAATAATGTTGTAATAAGATTTAAGAAACTTATGCTTGATAACAAGTGTAATGTCCCTTATCTTAAGAAAGGAGATATTATTTATGCTTTTAAGAGTGTTAAAAAGAGTAAGAAGAGTGTTAAGAAGTCTAAAAGCCTGAAGAAGAGTAAGAAGAGTGTTAAGAAGAGTAAGAAAAGTGTTAAGAAGTCTAAAAGCCTGAAGAAGAGTGCTAAGAAGTCTAAAAGCCTGAAGAAGAGTGCTAAGAAGTCTAAAAGCCTGAAGAAGAGTAAGAAGAGTGTTAAGAAGAGTGTTAAGAAGAGTTCTAAGAAGAGTGCCAAGAAGAGTTCTAAGAAGAGCAAGAAGAGTTCTAAGAAGAGTGCCAAGAAGAGTGCTAAGAAGAGTTCTAAGAAGAGCAAGAATATATCCTAAACAATTTTATAACATAAATTTTTATTTTACAAACGATAGTCAGTAAACGAGAGTCAATTGAGAAAAAATATTCTTAAATTTTCAAGTTGAAAATTTAAGGAGAATCTAAATGATTTTCAAATGGTTCAAATAATTTCATAGATGAAAAGTAACAAACAAATGGGGTTTTTATGGTAACGGTTTGATCTTTTAATAATCTATTAAAAATAGAGATTTCTTCTATTATTTTATCTTTATCGATTAAATCAATATCTTTGTATTTATAAGCTAATGTGATATGGTATTTTTTCATATTATCATTTTTTTCAACAATCTGTTTCATTTTATTACGTACTTTATCAACATTATTAAATGAGGGTGATTTTTTTAAAATGATTTGTAAGGTATTTCCAGTAAATTCTACTGCATCTATTTTAAACGTGATTTGATCCCATGTATCTTTGCAATAGTATTGTAATTTATAAAGTAAATCGTTAATACAACCATTCGGATTAAAAAATCCGATTTCTGAGTTTTTTTTAAAAATATCAATCATTTCTACATCATAACTGTTTATTAAATTTTTAAGTTGGTGACTAATAAGTTGAGAACGGTTAGCCCATATATTATATACAGTCATATGATAAGAAGAAGAAGGTAATGCAGAAAAATAGTTATTTAAGACTGAATTTTGTTTAATGATATTTTCAATTATTTTAAGATCACTTTTAACCATTGATATCACACTCCAACCATAAAATGGAAGATAGTTTCCTTCTGTATCAATTTTAGGATTGTATTGCATTTTTATTTTATTCAAATTTTATTTTATTTTATTCAATTTTATAAAATGGATAGTCTAAAAGCCTGAAGAAAAATGTTAAGAAAAATGTTAAGAAGAGTGTTAAGGGTTAAGGCTTCAACTGTTGTTTATATTCAATGAACAATAAAGAACAATTTATTTTTTTAATTGTTACTTAAAAAAATAAACTTAATAATAAACACGTATATTCTATTTTTTATGTCAACCGATGAATACGTTAATACTAAAAAAGCAAAAGATCTCTTACAAATTACCCCTAAAACTCTTAGGATTTGGGATAAAGAAGGTAAAATACGTACTCTTAGAACTATATCCGGACAGAGAAGATATAATCTCGAGGATATACAAAACATTAGTGGTAGGAATACTCTTAACAAGAAGAAAGAAAAAATATGTTACTGTAGAGTTTCTTCCCCAAAGCAAATGGATGACCTTGGTAGACAAACAGATTTTTTTAAATATAAATTCCCTGATCACGTCGTGGTTACAGATGTCGGTTCAGGGATTAATTGGAAAAGAAAAGGTCTTAAAACCATTCTGGTCAAAGCAATGCACAGAGACATCTCAGAAGTTGTGGTTGCCCATAAAGACCGATTGTGTCGATTCGCATTTGAACTTTTGGAATGGATCCTCGATCAAAACGGAGTTAAACTCATGGTTCTCGATGAAGAAAATGGAGAATCATGTGATAAAGAACTCTCAGACGATATTCTCTCCATTATTCACGTCTATTCCTGTCGAAAAATGGGAAGAAGACGTTATAAGAACAATGAAAATACGTCTTTATCCAACTCCAGAACAGAAGAAGATAATGAAGAATTGGATGAACACTAGGAGATATGTTTATAATAAAGTTCTTGGACAAATAAAGAAAGGAAATGAAAAAATTAATTTCTTTGATTTACGAAATAAGTATGTTACATCAAAAGATAACCCTAATGTAGAAAATTGGGAAACAGAAACACCTAAAGATATCAGAGCCGGAGCAGTAAATGATGTGATTAAAAACTATAAAACGTCATTTTCTTTATTAAAAAACAGACAGATATCTGGTTTTAATATGAGTTTTCAATCAAAAAAGAAAAAAGAACCAAGTATTGAGATTCCCTTATCTTCGATTAAAGCAACAAAAGTAGTAGTAGAAAGAACACAGAAAGAAATTGATAGTGCTAAATTAAAGATATCTGATGATAAAAATGTAAGTAAAACAAAAGTAAAAATAACAAAGAAAGATGGAGGGATTTTTATTTACAAAGAATTAATGAAGACTAAAATCAAAATAAGTAAAAGACAGCTTCATAATGATATTATCATTGATTCTGATTGCAGATTACAACTTTCTAATAATAAGTGGTTTTTACTTGCTCCTATAAAGACGAAAGAAGACAAAGTAGATCAAAAAGATGAATATTGTGCATTGGATCCCGGAGTAAGATCTTTTCAGACAATTTATTCTGAGAAATCAGTTGAACAGATAAAAATAAATAAAGAAACAATTAAAAATTACCAAGTTAAATTGGATCATTTTAAGTCATTAAGAGATAAAAAATTGATAAGAAAATCATCTTTCAAAAGGAAAGAGAGACGTATTTACAATAAAATAAATAATTTGATAGATGAATTACATCATAAAACGATAAATTATTTAACTAAACAGTATAAGTATATTATTATTCCATCATTCGAGAGCCAAGATATGGTGAAGAGTAGTAAGAATAGATTTTTAAACAGAAATTTATTACAATTGAAACATTATAAGTTTCAACAACGTCTAAAGAGTAAATGTGATATAAGAGGATGTCATATGGAAATTTGTACTGAAGAATTTACATCAAAAACCTGTGGACGATGTGGTATTTTAAACGATGTAAAAGACAAAGATGTTTACACTTGTTCTAACTGTAAGCTTGTAATAGATAGAGATGTAAATGGAGCAAGAAACATCTTTATTAAAGTATTAAATCAACGAAAATAGAATCTATTTTCCCCGTGGAGCTAAACACGGGTTAAAGGTATGAATAAAATGAACTTATTGTTCATTATTGTTCAATGACTAATGTAGCGGTAAGAATAAAAATATGTTTTATAATAAAAATTTATTTTACAGATGTAAAATAAATTGACATATATCTTAGGTTTGTGGAATGTGTATTTCAAATTTATTTTATCATACCCCATCCTGATCCATTAATAATAAAATGATAGAATTAATGACTAATTTAATAAATGTCAATTAAATTAATTTCCAAAACTCTTCGCATTTTCTACCACTTGATTTACATACTGGATAAACTGATTTTCACTTACTCCTTCTTTCAAATTAATATAATTATAATTTGTTTCAATCTTTGATTGTTTACCACGTCCATATAGATCTTTCAGTTTATGTAAAAAGTTTTTAGAATTGGGACTAGGACTTATTTCGATTAACAAGGTCGCATTGGGATACTCTTTCTTGATAC